CTGCTTTGGCCCCAGAATTATCCACGGTTCTGGTGGTAGTGCCGGTGATGGTTCCTGGAGTCCAGGCAGGACGGTTTCCGGCATAGGGGTTGATCTCCGCCCAGCCACCGTGACTGGACAGGATATCTGCATTGAGCACGGTGCCGGTGCCCTTCAGCCCCACGTACCAAAGCGGAGAGGCGAGGCCGGTTTTCAGCGTGGCATCCAGATATTTTGCCAGACCCTCGCCCACCACCAGGTTGCCGAACTCCTCAACCCATTTCAAATTACCCAAGTGGTCATGGCACTCCACCCTATACCGTTGACTGATTTTCATCGACAGGTCCATAATGTTTATCCTCTACTCGGCTTCGGTAAAATTAACGGATTCAAGAACTATTTCGGCTCGCAGTTGCATAAACAGGGTGACCTCCTCAGCAACCTGAGTTTCCATCGTTGTCTCGACCCCCGTTTTAGCCATCCTGATTTCCAGAACTTCAATTGCCGGCATGACCGGTTCCCTTCCGAGGCTACAGCTATCAGCCACCTATGGTTCCCGTTCACGGGTTTCTGTCTCCGGCTGTTCACCGGAAACAGAAAACCGAAAACCGGAAACCGTCTTTTAAGTAACGATCGTATCGTAAAACAGGTAGCCGGCATCCGCCCCTACGGCCTTGGCGTCAAAGCACTCGGAGGCTTCCACCACCCAGCGTTTCTTGGCATCTTCCCACCAATAACGCACATTCCGGTAGGCATCCGCCTGGGCGATGGGGCTCTGCTGGCCGGCGTCGCCTTTCCAGTTAAAGCAATACCCGGCGGCGGGCTCTTCGATGGCCGGGGTGGGGGGCCGATAAAACAGGAAGGCTGCCCCCTTGGTGGCGTTGGTTTCCCAGAGATCCACCGCAGTAAAATCGGTTCCGGCCTTATTTTCCGCGGCGCTGGAGTGGATGGCGCCGCCCAGAAGAACTTCCTCCAGCTCGAAAAGCTGGGCGATGGTCTGGAGTGTGACATCCGCCGGCGCCCCCTGGGTACCGCTGTATTTGATCCGGTCCAGGACCGCATCCACCATTTTCAGCTTGGTGAAGGTCTTGGCCTCCAGGATCAGAACATTGGGGTAGACCCCGATGAGCTTGCGGATGACTTCCTTGGCCGCCAACATGGTCGCAATGAAGGTGTTGGTATCCCCGGGCGGCGCCCAGAGGGCATTGACGTCGAGACTGGAGGTCCAGTTGGCCGCGGTGCAGACCAGGGTTGATACCGCCACTTCCTTGCTCAGGAGAACCTTGTTGGTGGCGAACCGGACCCCGGTGGCCCAGGGGTTCAGGGCCGCGTCGGCGTTATTGATGATCTCAATGGGGATGCCGTGTTTGGCGGCCCGCTCGATACAGGAATAGGTCGCGGTCCCCAGATTGTAACCGGTCTCAGGCGCCTCGCCCCCGGGGCCTCTGACTCCCGCCTCATCCCGGAACCACGCCCCCTTGGGGAAGGTATAGTAAATATCGCTTTTCTTGTTGACCGGGACGTTCTGAAAAACCCGGTCGCCGATAAACATCTGGTTGCGAAAGGCGATGCTGATATTACTCAGGGCCGCGTCCTGGTGGACCATGCTCATGTTAGGCTGCATTGTTCGCTCCTCCTGTGTTTAACTCAGTGGCACAGGTTTTTAACCTGTGATCTTCTAGTGAACCACGGTGCCCAGGCTGTAAAAGCTGACAGCCTCGGTGCCCGAGCCGATGTTGGTGACCACCCCCAGGAACCGCTTGGAGTTGGTCTGGGCGACGGTCGCAGTACCCGACACGGTCGACAGGCCGTTATCGGTGACGGTGATAGTCTCGGCCGCGTCCGCCGTGTTCCGGATGGTGAACTCGAAGCTGGACCCAACCACGCATCCGGCGATCCCCGCCACCACGGCGGCCGGCGCCGGCAGCAGGTCGGCCCGGTGGGCCCCGGCCGGGTCACGCAGGATGATGCCGCCCAGGAGCTGGGCAATGGTGAGGGTGACCGCTCCCGCCGTCGCCAACGTGGTCACCACGGCCCGCTGCCAGGCCACCTGGGTGATCCCCGGGTAGGGACCGTTCAGCATCACCGAGCACAGGTCGTCTTCAGCAGCGGAGGCCATAACCACGAACCCCCGGGCATACGCCAGATCGGCGGCCGCGGTTTTGCCCTTGCCGGCGTCGGCGGCGGAGACGTATTCCGCTTTGACAAAGACGCCCGCCGCCAGCGCATCGTTCGCCTGCAGTTTGGAAATGCCGATGACCCGGACCGTTGCCGCCTCGGTGATCTTCGGGGCATTCTGTAAAATCCCCAGGACCACATCGGTTTCGGCGTTAGGCCGACGCATAGAGGTGCCGGAAAGGACCACAAACCGGTACTGATCGTTGGTGAGGTCCTCAGCAGCCGGAAAAGAAACATCCAAAATCCCATTTTCAAAAGCCATCTGTCCTTCCTCCCTATTGTCTGGACGTCAGAGCTGGGTTAATGAACCCCGCCCGGCTGCCATTTGGTTACCAACGCCGCATTGGCGGGGTCGGCGAACACTCTGTTTTGGGCCTCGGCCAGGTTGATTTTTTCGGTGGCGGCCAGTGCACGGGCCTTTTCCGCCAGAATCACATCCGCCGGGCGGGTGTCCTCAGCCGGCGACGGCGCCGGCGGAGCCTGCCCCATGGGCGCGGGGGCAGCGGCTTCCAGGCCTTTCAGGGCCTCGGTGCGCATCGCCCGTTCGGCTGCGAAGAGCAGCTTAAAGGTTTCCGCTGCGGTGATGCCTTCCTCGATAGCCTTCCTGGAGGTGGCCGGGTCGCCGTCGGCGCCCAAGATTTCCATGACCCGGGACCGTTCGGCTGCAGCGCCCTCCGCCAGATATGCGTCACGGCCCTCAGTGCGGGCCTGGACCCGGATTTCATTTAACAGTTCCGGGGCCTCCTGTTCCAGTTGCTTCAAGTTCATCGCCATTTGCGGCTCCTCCTGTGTGTTTATGGCCCGTTCAACTTCCACGGGAACACTAATCTCCCGGGAAAGAACGATGGCCGCGGTGTTGTCGTCGGCCCCGAGGCTGACGAAACTAACTTCCCTCACCACAGATTCACTCCAAATTTCCACCGGCCCGGCAATCTCCTGGCCGTTGACCCTGGCCGTCTCCTTGTCGCTTTCCAACACCTTGACCTTCTGGGGCCAGATTCCCACCGAGGCCTGCCAGGGGAAACCCTCTTCACCCAGGGCCTGGACCTCCTGGGCATCGGCGGTTTTTTGGGAGAACAGGCCAGAAATCAGAAAATTTCCGCCTTGCTGCCAGGCCTTTTGGCTGAATCCCACCACCCGATCCCGCATGTGCTCCCGCAAAATCGGCATTTTGGCGTCGGCTTTTATGCCCTTGACGTCGATGATGAGCTTTCCAGCCCACCCCAAATCTAATAATTGGCCGGTGTAGGCCGTGATCAGAAACGATTTCGGCTTGCCGTCATCCTGGCCGGGCGCCTGCATCTCCATGGGGGCGGACAGGGACAGGGCCGAACGGGTGTTTTTTGCCTCATCCCACATGCCATTACAGGCGGCATAAGCCTGGTCCTGGTCCTGGCTTTCTCGGTCGATGAGGTTCTGGGTGCAGCGCTTGAGGAAATCCTGCTTACTCTCGCTCTTAGTCGGCTTGGGCATCGTCCGGCCCTCCAGTTTTATCTCGGGATGCCCCGGCCGCTTGCTTGGGGGTCCCGCTCATCGGGAAGGTTAGGCCGAGTTCAGCGGCCTTATCCTGTTCCCGCTTCAGCTGCTCATAAACTTCTTCCCAGTCACCGCCCTGGCCGGCCACTTCCTCCGCTTGGGTGGAGAGGCCGTAATCGATGGCCAACTTGGAGGCCTGGACCTCTTTTACCGGGTCAACCCAGCCCCAGCCGCCGCCGATCCATTGCGCCCGGGTATATTCCAGGCGGTTTTCATAAAATTTTGGGGCGTCGAACTGCCCCCGGAGGAACGCTTCCTCCAGCACCAGGTCGTAAATGGGCTGACAGAACTTGGCCGCAAACCAGGACCGCCAGTTGATGAACATGCGGCGGCCTTCCAGGAGGGCGGCCCGGGCGCTGGAATAGTTGGTTTTCGAGAAGTCCTTGATGAGCAGCTCGTAGGGCAGGCCCAGGGAAGCGCCAATCAGGCGCAAAACCCCCTCCACAAAACCGTTGAAGGTCTCGCCGCCCCGCTTCGGGTCCACCACCCCTATGGTTTCCCCTACATTCAGATATTGAACCAGGCCGGGTTCGAGAGCTTGAAGTCGGGCATTGGTGATTTGCTCGGTGCCGGTAGTAGCTGCGCCCATGGCCTGATATGGATCAACTTTGGTGACGAAGACCGCCAGACAGGCAGCTACCCGGGCGGCCACCACCTCAGCCTCCAGATAATCCGCTAAATCTTTGAAATAGGTGAGGGCTGGGGCGAAAAAGGGCACCCCCCGGAGCTGTCCAGGGCGCGTGGTGCGGAAAATATGCAGCACCCGGGGGCGGCCTTGCTTATCCCGGGCCTCAATTCTCTTCGGAACGGCCAGATTATAGGCCCCGGTTTGGTGGTCAACCGGGCTGATCCAATAGGCCAGCGGTTCGCCCCGTGGGCCCACGTCCACTCCGGTGACGCTGGCGGCGGCGGATTGGCCCATTCCCGGACACAAACGGTCCGCCTCCAGCAGTTCGATGGCCCGTTTTATCGGCCGCCAGGGCTCCGGGGCCATGATGGGGAGGGCCAGGACCTCGCCGTCTTCAACGATTTTCCGGAGGGCCAGGAACTGCAGTTCATTAAAATCCAGCCGGTTGCCTGAGTCCGCCATGGGCACCCAGGTCTGCCAGATAAACTCCGCCTGGCGCTGCAGCTCCCGGGCCTTGGCCTCCGGGATGCCGAGGTATTCCCACCGCAGCCGGGCCTGGGGCCGCAGGCCCCGGCCAACGATATTGTGCCCCAGGGTGTCGGTGGCGCCGCTGGCCACCGGGTCGTTGCGGTTCAGATCCCGGGAGCGGTTGCGCAGGGTTTGCAGTTCCCAGGTGTCGGGGGTCGTATTGGTGGCCCCCAGGTTCCAGTCACCCCTCAGCCTGCCGGCTTCGGCCCCCCGATACTGGCCGGCCAGTTGCATTTGCATCCGGGCCACCAGGCGCTTTGAGGCCCACCGGGGCGCAAAATAGGAAATGGCGCGATCCAGGCGCGTCATCGACCCAGGAGTAGAGGGAGACTTGCTCATGTGGGCCTCTGAAATTGCACTTTATTGACGAAGCCGCCGCCGGACGCGGCCTCCAATTGCCGATGTTCCCTGATCCAGCGCTCCCGTTCCCGGTACATAGCGGCCAGATCGCCACGGGCCAAACTCATGGAGGCCCCGGCGCCATAGGATTGAGCGGTTTCCGCTTTCTCAATCTTGGCGTCCAGGGCCCCGATCTTCGCTGCAACTTGTGCCAGGGTATATAAGGCCATGCCTCAGCTTTGCTTAAATCTGGGCAAAAAAAAAGGGGCACTTTCGGCCTCTAACCACACCTGCCACAAAAAATGATAGCGCTTTAATTTTTTTTATCGAATTCTATGCCGGTCACCTGGTTTTTAATCAGAAAATTATCCAGGGATTCCTGGGAGACGCGCACACCCTTGATGCCTATTTTCACGCTAATCAATTCCCCTGAACTCACCAAATCATAAACATGATCCCGGCTGCAATCCAAGAACTTAGCCACGCGCCACACCCTGACCCAGCCTTTGGTCATTCTTACCCCCTATCTTTTTAACCACGAACCCCGGGATTGGCCGGTGAAGAAATTGCCGCCCCCCTGGGGTTCTACCGCCGCCGATTTCCCCGGCCGGGGCAGCACCATCACCCCGCCCCAGCACTCCGGGTCCGCCATAGCCCCGGCGTAAATGGTGGTATCCAGGAGATGGTTGGCCATCCGGCCCTGTTGGACCCATACCGTGCGGCCCCGTTTATCCCGTTCCTTAGCCTCCGAGGCGAGTTGGGCTGCAAAGATCTCATCGGTGTCGGCGTGTAAGTGGACCCGGCCCGACTCCACCCGGGACCAGAACGCATCCTTCAGGGCATTGGTATCCAGGGTCCATAGCCGGATACCCCCAGGGATGGGCCGGCCTTTGCCCGGCATCTTGTCGATAATGCTGTGCACCATCTTCTTGCCGCCGGGCAGGGTGTGGGCCGCCCCCTTGACCCCGAAGATGCGGCCCTGGCCCATCCGCCGCAGCCATTCATAAACCTGTTCCGTCTGGGTGGCTTCACCCGGGCCGCCCTCGGTGCCGCCGGTGTCGATGGCGCCCCGCCAAACAGGATAACTTTGGCCACCCTCCCGGGAACGGTACACGTCCTGAAACAGCCAGATTTCCAACTCCTGAAAATCGGGAATGAATCCATAGCGCACCAGGTGCTGGTCAATCAGGCCGCTCCCGGCTAATACCCAGGCCCAGATCGACACCCAAAAGCCCCGTCGCTGGTTGTCAATGCCTGCGGTGAGGGCCAAAGTATTCTCCGGAACCTCCAGAAGGGGGCGGTTGGTGCGCAATTCCAGGATGGCCGAGGCCGAGCGTTGCTGGATAATCTCCTTCCAGGGTTCCGCCAGCCACAGGTTGACGAAGGTTTTGTACTTTTCCCGGTCATCTTTGGTGGCGAAAAACTGCGCCGCCACCTCGGAGAAGTTTCGAAAGGGAGAGTAGAGGACGTTCCACCAGAAGCCCACATGCGACACGGACGGTAAGGGCGGCATTTCACCCGTCATAACATCAAACGGGTGGCCTGTCGGGACCCACTTGCCCCGGGCCAGCACCCCCGGCTTCTCCCTATCGTCGATCTCAGCCTGGCAGTGGAGACATTCATACCGGGCCACCCGGTGCTGGCGGATGTAATCCGGGTCCTTCTTGTCGTCGGGCCAGGCGCCCAGAACTTCGCCCCGGTGCTTCACCTGCCAGAAGGAAAGGACCTGGTAGCCGCCGCATTGGGGGCAGGGGACCCAATATTTGCGCTGATCGGAGCGCAGCCACTCCCGGTTGATATGGCCGTCGGGCGTGGTGGGCGTGCAGGGCTCGATGATCTTGCGGTTCCAGTAGGTGGTGAGCCGGGCCTCGGCCATTTCCACCGGGGAGCCTTCCTCACCGGTGGCCACCGGGTAGCGGTCCGGCTCATCCATGAGGAGATAGCGGGCCTCGACGTTGGCCAGATCAGCCTTGCTGCCGGCAGTGGCGAAGTAAATTTCCATGCGCTGCAGCACAATGGAGCGCTTTTGCATATCATCCGGGTCGCCGGTGAGATACCGGGACAGCTCCGGGATCTCGATAATCATGTCCTGGATGCGCTTGTTGACCCGGCGCAGGGTCTTGTCGGTGGGCATGACCACCAGGGCCGGGGCCGGGTCCTGGGAGATGGCGTAGCCTATCATGTTGTAAGCCGACTCGGTCTTGGCGCTCTGGACCGAGGCCATGATGGTGATCCGCTCCACCCCTGGGTCTATGAAGGAATCCATCACCCCCACGGCATAGGGCACCAGGCGATTACTCCAGGGCCCCGGAATGGCGGATTGTTTCGGCAACATCCGGTAGCGCTCGGCCCATTCGGACACGGTGATATCCTCCGGCGGCGCCCAGGCGGCGAGCTCGGCGGGGGACCAGGGGGGCGAAAGCGGATTTTGGGTTCTGGGTTCTGGGTTCTGGGGGTTAGGGTGCATGGATGATCCTGGCCTCTATCAAGAACTTTTTTATTTCTTCCGAATAAACAAACCATTCACCGTGTTTTCTTAAATGATCAAATTTATTATGTAATTTTAACTCATCTTCATTAAATCCCACTATTACACCTAAAAGTTTTAGGGTTGACCCAGAACTATTTTTTAAACTATTAAATCTTTTCTTATAATCTCCTGAGTATCCAATCTTAATTAAGGTCGAAGATTCACACAGAATAAAATAAATATGTCCAATACAATTTGGTTTTTTAATAAAATGCTCTTTATTATTTTGTGATAACATTTTATTTAATTGGTATATTGCTGTTTCTTTTCTATAACCGATTTTTTGTCTCCTACGTTTACCTTGATTATCACTATATTCTATCCAATAGATCACCGGACGCTTCAACAATACTCCACATACACACGTTTTATTTTTAGGACTATTTCTTAGTTTACATCCTGGACATTCTACTAATAAACCCATCACCATTTATCCCTTTGGTTCCCCGGCCCCGGTGTTTCTTTTAAATCATCAATGAAAGCCGAATCTGCCACATCCGCCATTTCTGGACCGGGGCCGGGACCACCCAGACTTTCCGGCAACGGCCGAGAGAACGTCTCTAGCAGATTCCGCACCGCCCGGGTGATAATCGGCTCCATCTCCCGCTCGTGGCGGCAGGTGGCCAACTGCAGCGGCAGTGCCCGGGCCAGGACCAGCAGACCCTGCTTCACCGCCATGATCCGGGCCACGAAAAGCTGGCCCACCTCCTTGCGCGGTATCAAATCACCGCGGCGTTGTCTCAAGTCCAGTTCCAGGAGCTCGCGCCGGGTCCTCTTCAACCGGGAGTCTTCATAATCCTTGCCCCGCTCCGCCGACAATTCCGGCTGCCGGGGGTCTCCCGACAGCGCCGCCCTGGCGGGGGCTTGGCCGTCCTTCCGGTCTCTCCAGGCCTGGATTTGAATGAGGTCATACCGCCGGCCGGAGAGCGAAGGGAAACTTGGGTCCTTGACCCAACGGCGCACCTGGCGCTCCGACACCCCAAAATGGGCCGCCACCGCCGGTTTTCCCTTAACAATCGTCTCGCTCATTTTGACAAGTCCGAAACGTCCACTTTACCTGTTTTTGGCCAACCCCGGACATCCAATAAAAACTTCACGCACACAAAGCAATCGCGCTTCGTGACC